CAAGACTCCCCACCGGAGTGCCGATTTGTGACCGTGTGACCGTGTGCGCACGATGAAGAGGAATGCCGAAATTGCGACACCGTGCCAGACCGCGTAGAATGCGATATGGCGCGAGTGAGACAAGAGGAAGGGAGCAGGATGGCTCGATGTGCGCGGTGGGGATGGCGGAGCAGGGAAGGGGAAAGAATAGGGGATTTTTCTATCACGCGATCTCACCCTCTCGACACAGCAGGAGTCTGATGCTCTACTCCACATTCGTCCACACGGCTCCACCTAGCACACCGTTCACACCGTTCACACCGTTCACCCCGACCATCCTGACCATTCCGACCATTCCGACCATTCCGACCACGATGCGCCATTCCGACCATCCCCGACCCCTCCCCTTCACAGGGAGAAGGGAGACTCGATTAGCGAAGAGGACTCGCGACCACGACCTCGGGTGCGCGCCAGGCGGTCACCCCCAGATTCGAGGCCGTCTGGAGCACCTCATCGAGGCGCAGCCACGGCATCGAGGACGCCGGCGCGGTCATCGCGGGAGTGGTGACGCGCAGCAGCGTCGCGACCGACTCTCCCGCACGGAGCATGATCGGATGCGTGACCGCGGCAATGCCCCCGTGCGAATCCAGATACTCGACCAGATAGGTACCCGTGGGGAGCGACGCAAACGTGAACGTCCCCGTGCTCGTGGTCTGGACGGCTCCGACCGTGCGCCCTGTAGCCAGCGACCGCACTTGGACGCGGGCGTCGGGCAGCGGAATGCCCGACAGCGTCGAAAGACCCCCGATCAGCACCGCCGAGGACGTCATGGGGGTGCGCGACAGCACCAGCGACCGACCCTGCGGCAGACGCATGGCGGTGGGGCCTTGGGCCGACACCGGCACGGTCCACAGCAGAAAGAGACCGACCGTCAAACAGAACGCTCGCATAGACCAATATTTAGCGAATCGAGCAGCACGCGCATGACCAGTATTGATGGTCATATGACCACGTATCATGGTCAGCGGGTCATCACAAGGGCGGGGCGGACTGGGTGAGCCATGCGGTATAGGCCGCCACCAGTGCGCCCACAGACTGCCCCGTCTCTTCTTCAAGGATCACATGAAACTTGTCACGCCGAGACGCGAGAATGCGGGCATGCAGCGCCTCCCCATACGTGTCGGTCAAAAACGAGACCAGTGCCAGACCATCGACATAATCATGGGCGACCAACACGACCGCCTGCCCATCGGCCCCCGATCCCACCCCCACAAATGTCTGGAGCAACTGCACGCCTGCGCGCCCTCGACGAAGATCCTGCACAAAATAGGTATAGGCCTCGGGCGTGCTATACCGAAATCCGTCATACCCTTCCAACCCCTGTCGCCACCAATTGGGCATGCTCTCATATCTCAGCCCATCGACTTTCTCGCGACTGGCCAGTCCATGAAACACCGTGCTCCATTCATTCACCAGTAAGGCATCCCAATAGTCCCGCGTCTTGAGACCGCCCCAACTACTGCGCCCCGCCGTGGCCCACTCGGGGGCGGACCACGTCAGCAGGTGCACACGACACCACTCCAGCCACGGAGTGCCATTGAACTTGGTTTCGGCCGTCGCTTGCGACGTCGAGGCCAGCGGGGTCGGGGTGCCATACAACGTGATGACACAGGGGGCGCCGCGATAGGTGGCGCGATATTTCTGGGCCATCGACGCGACCACCGACGTCAACAGGGTCTCGGCCCGTCGCGCATCCTCCACATAGCGGGGCAGAAAGCAGAGGACATAGGTGGCGTGCTCGATGCTCGACGCGTCCGGTAGCGAGGGGCAGCGCCCCGGCGGCGCGGGAGGGAGCGTGGGGGTCGGTGTGGGCGTCGGCGTCGGTGTGGGGGTCGGGGTCGGGGTCGCGACCCCCGTGGAGACCTGACTCGCGACGGGCGCGGTCGGTGCGGTCGGGCTGGATCCACAGGCCGAGACCACCAGCGCGAGACTGCACCCGAGACCGACCCGTGCCAGCGACGCGATCGACCTACTCCGCATCATCCACCACCTGCTCAATACCGCACTGACACGGCCACTCGGGGCAGGTTTCGTCCATCGGCAGACCGTCCCACTGGGGGCACCAGTGGGCATAGCGACCCGTCAGCACCAGCCCGCGCCAGCGGTCACAGTCGTGGACCCAGTGCGTGTGTCGAGACGTCTCCTCGTCGAGCGGTGGGGTGGGGGTATAGTCAGGGGCGGCGTAGTAGTGCTTTTTCGTGAAGGATTTCTTTTTGGACATAATCAAAACTGTGACGGGGACTCCGTGGAGGACTGACATCGAACGCGCGTGGCGGGATCGCCTCCTAAGACCCGCACATCGGTCATGCCATGCGCTTCCATGTGTGCCGACGCCCGATTGACCGCAGCCACCAGCCCGTGATCCATGTGCGGTCGATCGACGCGATAGCGCGGCAGCGATGCCGGAACCGTGGGCAGCTCACGCAGACAGCGAATACACGTCCAATGGTCCGTCGTTTCTTTCCACGCCGGCGCATGCAGACGCCATTCCCATTGACGAAACACGCCGGGATGCCACCCGAGCGCACAGCACAGACGCGACCAGAGCCGTGACATCTTAGGCGCGACGGCGGCGCGACGTCTTGGTTGAGGACCGCTTGGTGGGACGCCCTGGCTTCCGCGAGGGGGTCGAGGACGTGGTGGACTTGGTGGACTTGATGGACTTGGTGGACTTGGCCGAGGTGGCACGGGCTGTCTTCTGCCGTGCGGTCGCAATTTCATTCGACACCCACGACGAAATGACCTGCTTATCGACCTTGACCATCGGGACCGAACGCGGTTTCGCGGTGTCTCGCAGTGTGTTCGAATCTGCCGAAGTGAGTCTGGGCACCGAAAGTAGCGTCGGTGGCACCGTCACCGTCACGTTCTTCGGCGTGGGCGTCGAGACCTGCAACGGCTGTGTCGTGTCGGGGGACCAAAAACTTCGACTCAAGAATTTGATGGCCCCGATGGTGGCCATGCCGGACACCATGCCCAGAATAAAATCAAGATTAAACTCACTCATTATCATACGCTCCTTGTTGATTAGTATACCACAGGTTATGGTTTGGGAAACAACGGTTGACGACTCGCGACCTGAATTTGGGTCAGGTCACACCATGTAGGGGCAATCGGCATTGCCTCATTGAGATCATTCTTCCCGGCCATATCATTCATGATGGACGAGGCGTGGTCCCCCCGAGGATGCGACAACCCCAAGACATGTCCGAGTTCGTGCATCGCCACTTTATAGTAGCCCAGACACGACGAGACGGTGTCGGAGTTATTGTTGATGAGCACGCCCACGCCAGCGGCATACCCGCGTGAATCTCGCGTGACCTCGGTAATCGCGCCGGCCGTGTTGTGGGGCAGAAACGTGTGGATCACGCTGATGTGCTGCACCAGTGACGCCGGCGCCTCCTCGGGATACGGCGCAAACCGAATGCCGAGCGGGGTCGTGTCCAAGTAGGTATTCCATGTCGCAAACGCCCGTGTCGTGCACGCCTGGGCGTCGCGGTCCCATCGACCGACATACCGATAGATGAGGGTGGTCTGTGGCGCGACACTGTGCGACGAGAGCGGAGGGGTCACACAGGGCGCGGGGGACTGTGCCGCGAGCATCGTGTCATCCAGTGGATCGAACGCCGGTGCCGGCGGATTCAGGGTGGAGTAGGCGAGGGCCGCGGTCAGCACGACGGTGATACTGGCGACGAGCGCCGCGTGTCGATGGGTCATGCCTCATATTTATTCGAGGGGCAATCGCAGTTGCACCGACTCAAACGGCAACGAGAGTTGTGTCGCGGGCGTCGGGGTGGGGGCCTCCACAAACAGGGCCGTGGGGCACACGACCGCGACGTGTGGCCACACGTCGCCCGACCATAGACGCGAGACCGTCACAGGTTTATGTTGCGCATAGGCCTGCCCACATCGACCACACAAGCGTCGATGGAGGGCGATGCGTAATTCTTCACGCGTTTCATACGGTGTCATATCAGTCCTCCACTTGCCATGCCCAATTGGTCACGATCCACTGGTCGAGGCAGTCTTCGAAACTATAGGCGAGGCGATACGTCTCTTCGCCATACCGGTCAATCATCCGTGCTTCCCAATACGGAAAGTATTCCGCACGAATCTCGTCCTCGGACTTGGTGATGACGCGATTACCACGAATCTTGACATGACCGTATGCATCGCGGTCGTCATTCTCCGCCCAGATAGGTTCATTATACGAAAAGTAACGCATCTTACGTCTTCCGCATCGCCCACATCTGCGCACAGACGGCACACGCTGCGCGGGGGGGACGTTTCACTTGATACTTCGGATGTGTCTTACAGGTCATCGCTGCGGCTCTCAGGTCTGGCAACATCGCGTTATTCCTCATAATCTCGCACGCCGATGCCGACGGGAAAAATCGGCACCCCATCATCACTCAAGGTCTGATACTTGACCGTGAGCATCTTGTTCATATACGACGCACGGTTCGTCCACTGTTCCCGACGCATCTCGTCCGTGCCTTTACAGCGACATCCAAACGTCTGCCCCTGCTTGGTCTTGCAAACGAATGTCGCCTGCCCGGCTGACTTACCAACCCCTTCTTCGGCACCGACAATCTCGAACTCGCCGTCCATGAAGGATTTCAACTTCAGCAGAGACACCGACCGATACTGAAACCGATAGCCGCTATTACCACTGCGTAGCATCAGCCCCTCATACCCCTGCTCCTCAAATTGCTGATGGTAGTCCAGCATCTCCTTCTCATTCGCAACCCGATAGGTCGGCACTCGCTTGATGCTGCCGTGTTCGACCAGTCGTGAGGCTCGCTTCACGAACGGCACCGACTCACAGCGGTCATAGTTCCAAAACTGAATGTGCTGGGCGACACGCGCCGGATCACTTTTCTTTTCATTCTTGATGAGCGAACAGAGTTCCTGAAACGTCACTGCACCGTGCGAGTAGAGTTCGCCGTCGAGCATCTCGCCATCCTGCAACACCGCGAGGGCATCGGCTTTGAGATGGTTCAGCGTCGTAAACTGTTTGTTGCCGCGGGAATGAAACACAATATCATCTCCCACCCGTTCCATCAGGCACCGCACGCCGTTGAGTTTTGGTTGCACGAAGGCGGGCCACACGACATCATGACTGCGGTCATCATACTTCAACGCCAGCATCGGGAGTCGCGTCTGCTGCCGCTTCTGCGTCGCGGCACTCTTGGTGGGGCTGTAATTTTTATCGAGTTTTTTTTGCCAGAACGCCTCGGCTTCGGCCAAGGCTTGTGTCCACGGCGTCGTCGCATTCGCACGACCAATATTCTTGCCAGATGTGACCGTGCGACGAGTTTCCTGTTGTTTGCCGTGCTCCTGACCGTGCGTAATCACAATGTCGGCTGCCCGTGCTGCGTCAACACTCTCGACACGAATGTTCCAGACCTTCACGGCACCGTGGGTGCTATGCCCATATAATGTGGGGTACGAATGAGTGGCAGTGTTCGAATGCATGATGTTATTATACACAACAAACGCTGCGCGTGCAATCTAAATAATTGTCTATGCGATGTCTCTGTGATTTGCCATATGGTACGTGCGGCAAAATTATACAAATTCCACCCTCGGAATTATTATTGCCCTGCCTGGGCGTGCGGCTATCTGCCACTATTCGAGTGTGTTCTATCTCTTCGTCGTGTGTGATTATTGCCGCCGGTCCGACGCGTGTCGGTCTTTCACCCGCGCTGGCCAAACAGATATTCGTCGAGGCTGTGCCCTAGATAACTGTATGGAAACACAAAACGCGGCCTCGACCGAACCCATCTACTCGACCGCGTATACGGATGATGTGCGGTATATTGCGATGGCGGTGACGAGCAGCTCGTTAGGACTGGGGGTCGGTAATCCGATGTGGTTGGTGATCGGTGCGGATAAACGCACCGGCGAAATTTCATGTGCTATTCGCTCCACCCTGCCCGATCTCTTCATTCCGCGCTAACCGCGTGTGGTTTTTGCACTCCATGTGGCGAAACCCATATAGGCACCGACAATACTCGCCATCGAAAAGTAAAACCATGAAATCACATCTTGGAGCGTGTTGAGGCGGTCCATAGGCATCCACGGACCCACGACATAGACCGTGAGCGCAAGCATACTCCACATGGCCATGTAGGCCAGACGCCGGCGATGTTTCCAACGGGTTGGATGGTTTGGATCGTCAGCGAGGGTCGTGGTCGCCGAAGGGTCGAGGGGTGGTGCGACTTCCTGATTCTCGTCGCCCTCGGCTGCTACGGGGCGTGGTTTTCGGGGCATGAGGTATCCTTTATTTTTGTTAGAATGTTGGAGTCCATGACAGACTACCGACCTCATACTCAAACCATTCCATCACCGTCGCCAGACCCGATTGAAACAATCGAATTAAAAACGCAATAAACTGTTTGACAAGCCCACCCATCCATGTAATAAATTCTGTCGCACCGGCCCACATATCGGATAGCAGACCTTCGTCGAGCGCAAGTTGCCCTAATTCGCGAGTGACATGCTCCGTCAATTCTTGATACACGGCATGCCATTCGGGGTGTAATTCTTCCGCTACTGACAGTCGAAACGCCCCGGCGCGTCGAGAACCTCGATCACGAATCGAATATTGAAACGCATTGAGATGTCCCTCGACATACGCCGTTGCGGGGGTAAATCCGACGCGACCCGTCTCATCCCATGTGAGCACATGCGTCGCGACAAATTCTGGGCGCACAAAACGATTGGCGCCCGTGACGAATTCATGAAACAGTGTTTGCTTTGTGCTCGGTGAGTCCAGAAAGGTGTAGAGGGCCCCACGCACCGGCAACTCTACACCAAAGGCCGAGAGAAAATCTCGAAAGGCTTTTCGCTGTTGAGTGGTCGCGGCGCCTTTACTGCTATGCAGCGAAAGCACCTGACTCAACATGTTTTGAAACTCGGTTTTGTTTTTGCTATATTTGTCGCGAATCTTGTAAAACGTCTCGCGCGTCATGGTATGCTGAATCAACGGAATAATTTGCTGCCGAATCAGTCGAGTATAGTCGGGATTATGTTGAAATGCTGCGGCAAACACGGCTTGGGTTTCGTTCGCTTGTGCGGTCGCAATCTGGGCGGCTTTCGCATACTTCATGGAACATTGAGCCGCACCGACAAGAATATCGGCTTTGGGCTCTCCGCTTTTCACCCCATGCTCACGATAGACCGGCGTGAGGCTGGAGGCGCTGCTCTGACCACTGGCTTGACGCGCTTCACCGGTAGCCCCTCGTTGACGGAGTGCGGCCGCAATTTTATGGGCTAACACTTCCGCCGACTTGGATTGATAATGTGAATAGCCCGTCACTCCATTCAGCGCCCGCACGAGGTCGCGTTCGAATTTGGTGGGGTCGATTTTATACCCCGTCGTGGAGGTGACTTCAGAAAGAGAACGAATAGCCATGTGAGGTATTTAGGGAAATAAATACAGGTGAGGAATATATGGCAAAATTAAACGAAGGTGATGTGATTGAGGGCATTTTTACCATTGGGTTGTCCTTGTACATAGCATATGGAAAGATAGACAAGAATAAACTAAACAAGATTCGGACTGGCATTGACCCTATAATGTTCGCAAATGGAAGAGTTCGACAGTTTGTTGCGAAAAATATTACCCGTCAATTGCCCAAAAAACCCGCCGACATTTTTAACGTTGGGTTTGAAATGCGACTCAAACCAGAATCGGTTTCTGGTGCATTTGGTAAAAGTTACCAAGTGCTCTATGAATCCTCCAAAGATGTTGGTGACATAGACAACAAAATTAATCAGTTGGTGCGAAGTATAGAAAATACGCGATTTGGTAAACAAGCCCAATCCGCGATTGATGAATTTCTCAAAAACAACAAGCCAGAGATTGTCGATTTTATTGTGGTCGCGGACGGTATTGCCGGAGAATCCAGTGGTGGGGAAATTAAAGGTGACGTTACATTGGACGTATACGTCAAAACAAAAGCAACAAATAAAAAAATTCACCGAATGTCGATACCATTCTCGCTTAAATCCGGCTCAGTAACCGTAGCAAACTTATCGCCGTATAACGGAATGCTCAGCATCGCAGCAGGATTGGGTATTAAATGGGACGCGAAAGAAAAATATGTGCGGTTAGCAAAACCGTTTAGTGGGCCAAAAGAGCAAAAAGAAAAGTTCAGATTGATACAGCTCATGTATTCTGATTTACAAAAAGAAATCAAGTCAATCTCTAACAGCGGCACATTCACGAAAAATGCGTTTTCGTTTTTACGGAAAAGTATTTTTGGTTCGGATTTGGCGAACGTGGTGGATATTCGCGGGGGTCAAATCAAAGAAATTACGGTAGAATATTTCGATGCTTTGACAAAGATTACTAAGTTAGATATTGAGTCGAAGGGAAATAATATTGTGTTCATCAACAAACAAACTAAAGTGCCAATTTTTCAGCTTAGAACAAAACTTCGCAAGGAAGCAAACGAAGCAAAATTCTATCTTGAGGTTGGCTCAGGTATCTACACCCACTGATGTCTATTCGTAAAGACACAAAAAAGTGTGGCTATTAGTTCTTTCTAAACACGAAAATCGGTTCGAACTTAATCAGCCGACCGTCTACCTTACAGATATTCTTCGCGGTGCCGGTGCCATCTTCGTTCACGCGGTTCCCACCCGGCATGTTCGCGAGCAATAGACGGATAGTATCCCCCTGCACCAACCCCGCCGCCGTCGCATACTCAATACTCCGCTGTTCCAACGGAATATATTTCCCACCAACTTTGATGTCCGCAATATTCCACAAAAGTGTCCCACCGGGGCGTAACCATTTTGCAGCCGTTTCCAATGTTGGTCGCAGGAATCCTTCGCACCAATCATCAAAAGCCGAAAACTTACGGCCACTCTGTTCTTCATCGTCTGAATATACTTCACGAAACCAGTACGGCGGCGACGTGAACACGACATCCACCTTGCCTTTGTATTCCTGAAACGCCGGCTGGTCTTTCATTACCTCAGACCCACACGGAAAAAACACCACCTTCGGGGGCGCATCCAAGGCACTCCGACTCGCATGATACGCCGCAATCTCGGTATACTTACTATGCACCGTCCCGTCCGCATCCGACCAGAGATGATCCGTGTTGGGATCGCAACCGATATACGTCGGCTTTGTCCTCGACGTAATCGCACCGGCCAATCGACCCGCCCAGCCGCTGCTCGGATCCCAAATAACGGGATTCTTGATGCCCGTGGTATAGCGTTCATATAACGCACGAGCGGCGACTGCTGGCCAGTTGACCGCATACTGACACATGCTGATACGGAAACTGCGAAACCCGTGCGGGAAGATACGCATATCGGTTTCATAGAGACGCACCATGTAGTGTGATTTCTTGGTTTGTGACGCATCCACAGCGGTGAACCAATGCGACGGAAACGCGCCACTCGCTTTCCATGCGACGGCTTCGTCTCGCGTCACCGTCCAGATGGAGCGGTCTTTGATGTTGGTGCTGTAGCCGTCATAGTCCTCATCGGCAATCGCGGGCGACAACCACACGCCGTGGGTCGCGGCGGTGGCACCACCAAACAAATCATTAGGCGCATTCGCAAGATGATCGCGGAGGGTCACCAGATATTCGTACGCGGTCGTCGGCACCACAGCGGTGCCAGGCACGGACTCGTGTGTATGAATCGCACGACTATACGCAAAGAAACTATCACGACGGAAATGTCGCGTCGCATACGAGTTCCGATAGCGGGCCCACACCGCATCATCCGCAAACATATCGTAGATGCTCAACCCTTCCTTCTTATCAGAATAGGTGATGCGCGTTTTCATCATGGTCGGGAACCACTGCGAGATGACACTGTGGCTCGCGGGCGGGACGGAGAGGGCTTCGACGCCATCATCGCACACCACCCACGACTTTGAGGCGTCCATACCCACAAACCGATCCCACTGGTCGGCAATCTCCGCATCCGAGAGACCGATGCGCGGCGGCACATTCTCGGTATTCCATGCCGTCAATACCGCACGACGCACGCGCTCCAACCACGCAATCCAGTCAGCATCGTTCATACGCAACACCTCGTCAAAGGTGGCATTCACCGAGGGATTATTCAGCAACGCACGGTTGGTCGTGTAATGGCAGGACGTATAATGGTCAGGAATGGTCAGTGGTTTCACGGTCATAGTATATCACGCATAGTATATCACAACGGTGATGCCAAACGACGCAGAGCGAGGGCAAACAGCAAGCGGTCGTAGGGTGCTTTGTGAAGCGGGGCCATATTCAGAAAGATGAGCGAGACAATATCATCGATGATGGGCGACGGATAGCGTGATTCGAGAATGCGCAACATCTCTGTATGCGACTGACGCACCGCCACGTCGTAAACGACCTCACGGTCGTGCTCGTCGTAGAAAAATGCGCGGCGCTTGATGAGGTCGTGATTGAGAATCAGCCCCGCTTTTAGTTTGGCGAGGTCATAATACTTGTCCCCGTGCCACAGTTGCCCTGCGAAGTCCTGTCGCCAATCTAACAAGCAGAGGTCTCCTGTCGGGGTCACGACAATATTGTCGAACTGCAAATCGCCGTGAATAAAGGCCGTGCGCTCAATAAGATTATCGTGACAGAGTCGCGACCAGTTCACCGTCTGTAATGCCTCTTCCAGTGTGCTGCGAATCTCGGTGCCATTGATACGCGAGGGATGATAGTCGGGATACTTCGCGCGAAACTGTGCCAGTCGTTCTTGCGTCTTGGTCCAATAGAACGCCGCGCATTCATCACTCGTCAAATACAAATTCTTCGGCACCTGATTCCACAATTGCGTTTCCAGCCACTCCAAGAACCCCGAAAACTGTGCGGGGGTGTATTGCTGATACAATGTGTGCCCGTCCACAAACGGATAGGTATAGAACGACCCGTTGTGTCCATCAATCGCCGGAAACTGTGGGCGGGCCTGGGCGCGCACGACGCGATGCTCGGTAATGTCACGATTCGCAAAAAACTTGATGACGCGTTTCTTCGGAAATGAGGGGCTGTTCGAGGGCAGCACATAGAGGAGTTCATTTTCTTTACTGTAGTCAAACGACTCACTACCAAACTGCTCTTGCACAAACGCGTCATAGAACACGTCCGACCCCAAGTCCCGCCAAAAGATTTCAACGGCGCCCATCGGGAGCGCGGCGAATCCACTGGAGAGTTCCGTGCCCTGAAGGTGGTGAAAGAACGTATCCGTGTCGGCAATATGGTAGACTCCACACGCAGCGACCTGTGTCGCGGTCGTGGGGTGCTTGTCATATATCGCGACAATTTTTTCCTGTTCGACTTGCACATTACAATAGAGCGATTGCAGTGATGGGTCCACACGTGCCACACCCAACACATTGCGTCCCGTAGGAATGCTGGACAAACATTCATAATACCCATCACACGTAATGAGGGTGAATTCATCCTCCCCAATCACCTCTTGACACTGACGCACCGAATACGCCGGGCCCGAGCCTGGACCCGCATAATTATCCACCCACACATAGTCAATCGCATGTCGAAGATGCGGGTGGGCCCATGTGAGATAGGTCTGCACATCGCTCCCTTTGTGCCCCAGCGCGACCACAAATCGCGTGGGGCCGACGGGATACTGGTCGATGATATGCGAGATGATGGCTTTGCCGTTGATGGGCAATAACGTTTTATTCGTCATCTCCGCATACTTCCCCATGCGGGTGCCGAGTCCGGCGGCGAGCAGGCAGATGGTGCGCATATTAGAGGGCGCGGACAACGCTGAATCCTTTTTCCTTTGTCACGCTAACCACATGCGGGAATTTGTCAATCAAAGCATCGGTCTTATGTGAGATGACAAAGGTATTCGTATCGGTTCCCAATGTGTGTAACAGCGCGAGAAAATCTTCGGTGCCCGCAAGGTCGAGTGAACTGTCGAAGATCTCATCGAAAATGAGCAAATTAGTATAAACCGAGTTCTTCATTCGAGCAATGGACCGCCATGTCAACACCAGTGCCAGATCGATGCGTCGCTTTTCGCCTTCCGAGAAGTTCTCATACGAGAAGACATCACGATGCCGACTCTTGAGCGTCTCTTCGAATTGCTCATTCAGCGTAAACAATACGGGAAAGTTGAGGGCCGACAAGTACGCATTGATGTTGCGATTGATAATCGGCAGATACTGCTGAATAATACGAGTGCGAATGCCGGTATCCTTCAACAAAGCATTCGCATGTTCCTGCACTTGCTTCTGATACACCAACGCGTTGACCGCGTCTTGTGCGGACTCCAAATCCCCAATCGCCGCAGGTGGGGGCGGAGGCGCATCAAAGGTGCGGTCTCGTTCGAGGGCGAGACGTGTAGTATCATTCGCAAGCGACTTGATACGCTCTTCAATCTGCTTGCGTTTGACTTCGACCGCTTGAAGTTGTGTCTGGGCCTGTCGTGCAACATCCAATCGCTTGGCGAGTTTGTTCGCAATCTGCTGGGCTTCCTGATAGTCCGTGTCGATCTTCGCGAGGGCCGCTTCGTTGCCCGCGAGTTTACTGGACTTGAAGTCCTCATCGATGGTCTGCGTACACATCGGGCACTGGTCGTGGTCTTTAAAGAACGTGTGACTATGCGACAGATGCTGACGTTCGGTCGCAAACCGAGCGACGAGCTTGGTCGCCTTGGTATGCTTCTCCTGCCACTCCGGCATCTTCTCCACCATCTCCCGCATCTTCGCTTCGTTCTCAATCGGCGCATTGCGTTCTTCGTGGAGTTGCTGGGCGGCGGTGTCGTTCTTCGTAATCTGCGATTCAATCAGTGTTCGCTTTTCCTGCTGCTGTTGTGCCCACTGCGCTTCGTAGTTCTTCACCAGTGCGAGTTGTGATTCGATGACTTGCACGGCATGTTGGGCCGTGCCAATATCGTTCTTCGTTTGGGTCAGACGATCTTTCACCAATGACTGCATCGAGGAAAACACTTCGATGTCGAGCACATCTTCCAGAATCTCGCGCCGGGCTTGTGGGGTCAGCCGCATAAAGGGCACATAGGATGAAGCCCCGAGAATGACCACTTGGGTGAACGCCTTGAAGTTACATTTGAGGATGTATTTTTCAAGGTAGTCTTGCATCTCACCAAGAGACGGAAACTCGGGAATCGGTGTGCCATTACAGACAATGTCGAACACATTCGGTTTGATTCCGCGGCGAACAAGATACTGATTATTCTGTGTGTCGAATTCAATCTCCACCACGAGATTCTTCTCATTGACGCTATTGATAATGGTGGGTTTGTTGATGTTGCGAAACGGTTTGCCATACAAGGCAAAGCAAATCGCATCCAGCACGGTGGTCTTGCCCGCACCGTTGGTGCCGACAATGAGGGTATGCGAGTGCTTATCAAACTCGTACTTGTTCCACGCATTGCCGGTGGACAGAAAGTTTTTATATCGAATGTTTTTGAATCGTAACATAGTTAGTTTCTCGCCAATGTTTTGGCTTGGTCGGTCGCTTCCTGATACAATTCCGACATCAGCGTGGTCACATCTCGCTGGACATGGGTATTGGCCCACGGAAGAGACTCTACATACCGATTGATGAGTGTCAAGGTATCAAGGGCTTGATCATGCTCGACCGACTCGAAATCTTCCCCACTCCACGCGGTGTCATCGACAAACTGCAAGTCATGCGCCCCCAGTTTCAACGCCGCATCCGCAAACGTATCATACCACACCGGCTGCGTTTTTGACTTGACGACGACCTTCACAATCTTCTGCGTCACATTCGACTGCTTCATGCGGTCGAGAAGTTCCTGCACATAGGTGCCGGGTTGATTCGCATCGTCATAGGTAAACTTGTAGAACAGTCGATGCGTGTTCGGCACAAAGTCCAGTTGATGTGTCTGCGGTGTCCACCAATGAAAGCCGCGGTCATCATTCGCATCCGACCAAATGAACTCATGGGCCGCGCCGAGATAATGAATATTGTCGCGGGAGGACTTGTGATGGTAATGCCCCGACAACACTAAGGGGAACTGCTTGAATGCCTCGACGGACATCCCGTGAGAGTTTTGAATGCCGCTAAACATATCAAACCCACCGAACTCGAAATGCCCCATGACCACCGACCCGTCGAACTCCGACACGGCCTTCATGGACGACTTCATGTTCTCATCGCACAACCACGGCACCAACAGCACCGGCACATCCTGTACATGTATCGTGGTCGCATCTTGATAGATCCGCACGTTGTCGTATTCACGAAACGCTTCATGACTCGACAGTTGAAGGCTGTGCTTGAACGGGAGGTCATGATTGCCTAGCACCCAATGCACCGTAATACCTCGCGCACGAGCGGGTTCAAAGAACATATGCTTGGCAAACGAGAGCGTTCTATAGGCAATAAACTTGCGGCGGTCGGTGACATCACCCAGATGGAGTAGTTCAGTCACTCCACCTTCCGCATCAATCGCGGGCCAGAAGATGTCCATATAGAACTCTTCCATCGCCCGATATAACACATCAGAATCGCCTCTGGCACCGAAGTGCGTGTCAGTTATGATTGGTATCCGACTCATTCCTCATCCTCATGGTCATCAAGTCGTTCCGGAACGCCGTCCAGACCGAGTTCCGCGACCGTATCATCTTCTAGTATATCAAATGATACGATGCTGTCGTCGTCGGCATCGTCATGGTGTCGTGCCACTCGTGCGCGATCCAGTTTCTCTTCGTAACTGCGAATAAAATCATGCACATTCTCATAGGACGCCCACGCCGGATCTCGAACGTCAAAGCTCTCTCCTTGATCCACGACATAATCTTCTTTCTGCTGGGCACGATGGAGGGCATATTTGTATTTGGTATATGAGTGTTTCTTTTCTCGCTCGATACGGCGAATAAACGCATAGTGAATGATTTGCGTAAAATAGGCAAACGGGTTCTGACTCTTTTTGGGGTCGAAGTTGTGCATATACAATATGCAATTTTCAATCGCATCGGAGATCATATCTTCACGAAAGGTATAGCTGGCAAAATTCGGCTTATTGGATAGTCGGTTCGCGATCATTAATAAGCACTCGCCAATATATTCGGGGATTTTTGGAGACTTCAGTTTGCGCGTCGATTTCTTTTGGGCTTTCTTATAAGTATCGTACGCCGTCTTATATTTCACCATCACCGCGAATAATTTTTTATTATCAACATAATGTTTTTCAGCCATTAATTGGGTTTTCCTTTGGGATTAAAATTGTGGAGCAAAAAATCAATGTATGTTTTTCGAAGCTCGTCTGTGCTTGGGGCCTGTTTTTCGAGTTGAGGCGATACCAACTCCTCGGGGTATTGATAGAGTTGGTCGGCCCACTCCATATACGGATGCACATATTGATCGGCAATCGGAGCAATGGAGACGATGTGGTCGGGAAAAACAGGAAACATAGTGGCATCGGTCATTGGAATCCAACGGTCGAACCGCGTGCGAACTTTAGAATACAGCGTATTCGTTTTTCCTATGGTGGTCTCGGCCGCGGGTTCGATCCCTATTTCGGCCACGAGAAGACGAAGCGGTCGCTCCATAAACATGCGGGGATCATCAGCATCATTCGTTCGTTGATATAATACGCAAATAATGTCGTCGCCGGTAATGAGGCGAACAATAACAGGAATGCCATTGAATACGGCGTCGAGGTCGGTATTATTGGGCGAGTGTTCCATGCGGGAGCGCCTCTAGTGAATGGGCATAGAGTTCCATCGGAAACTGTTCTTCCTGATAAAACTTCGCACGATGTGCCCAATGTTTATATGCGTAGTTTACATACGACTTCTGGTGTGCATCGTCCACGATATCATGCACATACACGATTTTTTTCGAACTGTGTAGGCGCAACCCACGACCAATAGACTGCAACACGCGATAGCGGCTTTTTGAGGGTGATGCAAATACAATATGATGCAGGCGCTTAATATTGACGCCGGTACTCAAAGTACCGTCAATAGGACGCGACTAGAATCGCGTCCCGCACCTTCTCTTTCTGTACACTAGTTGGTTTCATCAATCGCCTCAATCTTCTTTTTCTTCCTTGTATTTTTTCTTCGTTCTAGCATTTCGGCCTTCCTCACTGGATCCGCCCATAATGCTTTCATAGCGGAAGATGATGATTTTCTATTTTTCCGTCCATCTGAAATCTTTTGTCTCATCAAGGCGGCAAACTCTGGGTCTTTCCATTTTTCTAATATAGTTTGCCTATTCTTATCTTTTTTGTCTTGACGAGCATTTACCTCAATCATACGTGCCTTGTGTTGCACATAGTATACCTCATCTTGGTATTTTTGCTTCATTATTTGTTTCACACGATCATTCAATTTTTTTCCTTCGGGGCCATTTCGCATCTGTCGCATACCGGAGACAATCTTTTCCCGCATCTTGGGGTCTTTCCACATTTCCTTTGACGCAACCGACCTAATATGGCGAGCATTGGGGTCTGTCTTGTAGTGAGCGATAATTTTGGCACACATATCTTTATATGCTGGATGATCTTTTTGCATTCGCTCCAACATCATCTGTCGTTTACTTTCGGACCATTCTCGCATTTTTTCAGGGTCGGATTTTATTGCCAACCACCGTGCGTTTGAGTATTGACGCATAGATTCTGCGAATTTTGCCCGCATTTCGGTATTCTGGGACTTCATATAGTTCAATGGGCGCCAGAATGAAGATACCATAGGATACGCACACCATAACAACTCATGAGCCAAACAATGGGAATGATATGAAAGTCTTACCTTATTCCAATCAACATTAGCGTGTTCAGGAAATAACGATTGTGGAAGAATGTGATGAATCTCCGTATACCCGGCATCATCTGTTTCCACACAGAGGGAAAGATATTCATTGAGAATATCCAAATCAACCGGAGGTCCAAGTTTATTGATAAAGTAAGATGTTATATTGACCACAGTAGTATTTATAATATCACTGGCGTCTACATTCACTTACATAAAATAAAAAAGGGGAGACCCGTGCAGGCCTCCCCTTTCGTGATTCGCGAAGAGCGAATATGTTACTCGGGCAACTTCGCGTCGTCTGATCCGTCGCCGCTGATGTTCTTGCTGGCAACAAGAGTCTCGTATTGCACACGGCTTCCGAACGCTTTACGCAACACCCAACCCGCCGAGGTCACGCCGCTCTGTTCCGAGCGAAGCGCCGCGGTGGCCGTCGCACCACTACCACCGGCACCACCGAACGTCACAGTGGGTGCTGATGTGTAGTTGGTGCCGTTCGCCGTCACCGTCACGTCGTTGACCCCGAAGGACAGAGTCACGTCCAGTCCGGTACCCGCACCCGTGACCGCTGTGGTTTCGTTTCCTACGATCGTGGTCGGAAGCGTGGTGAAGGAGCCTGCGGTGTTGATGGTCAGCGTTAATACGGTGTTACTCGCCGCCGCATTGACCGTCGCGACATTGAACGTTGCGGCAACCGTCGCACCCGCTGCGCCCGTCGTGTTAATCTGAACCACATCGCCCGGTGCATAATTCGTGCCGCCGTCCGTGATGGTCGCACTGACCACCTTGGCCGTGGCCGTAGCGGTCGCACCCGCCGCGCTCTGTCCACCCCCCGCGAAGGACACGGTAGGACGCACAGTGAAGCCCGACCCTGCGGTCGAAACCGTCACACTCGCAACTTGTCCGATACCGGCATCCGACATTTCGGCGCGTGAGACGCCGAAGGTGCCGATGGTCGCACCCGTCACGTACGCATCCGCCGTGGTGTTGTTATACAGTGCCGCTTGGTTGACGCTATTCGATGTCTTATTGACCTGCGCCGTCGCCCAAATCGGGCTGTCGTTCGCACGGTCAACGGTTCCCCACATTCTTTGTGCCATGAGAAGGCTCCTTATGTCTAAAAGTTAGTCCTGTGGGGATACATTTCCCCGCACTGTTATTTAGGAATGCCACTTCCGCTACTATTAGCAGTAATCCAGCGGTCATCCACGTCATCCTCGACGGTAATTTCGTGTGCGGCTTTGGTGAACCCGTCTGTCAGCGGTATACGCTCGTCTGGCGTGCACCGAATCTCGACCGCACCGAAGGATAGGATGGTGTGTTCTGACGCTTCTAGGAGCGCCCTGACGCGTTCTCGCTGGTCGCCATCGACATCTCCTGATACGAAATACACGGGTCGATTAATGCCAAATTTTTCTCGAAGCGCATGATAAAGCGGCACTCCGTGCTTTTCCACATACTGATATAAAATGAGGACGTTTCCCGACAGTTGTGAGCAAAAATCGACTAACCACCGCATTCTCGATGGATGCTGTACCAAGTAGTCCATTTCTTCGGTATACTTTCGATGGTGTTCTTTGAGCATCCACTTATCGTGTTTGCCGTATTGTAGAAAGTGGCCTTGGATTTTGATGGGTGTAAGATGTCCCTGTGTCTGAAGGTCAGCGGTGCGGGCGACACGATGGGCGGGGCCGAACGCGGATTCCACCGTCAAACTATTGGCTTTCGCATCATCAAGCGTTCCGGTGCACCCAATACGGAACACGCAGTGAGGAACCGCGGCCATAATGGACTGTAAACTCTCCGCCTTGAACGTATGGGCTTCATCCCCAAAGACCGCAGTAAATCTATAGAACCATGATTCTGGCAAACGATGAATGGATTGCCACGTCGATACGACGCAGGGCTTCGTCGTATGTTTATCGACTCCACCCGTAATCTTATGAATGTAATCGTCGGCGTCCGTCCATCCGTATGTAATAAAATCCGACACCATCTGTGAGACGAGAGAGATGGATGGCACGATGAGTAATACGGGCCCCATCGACATCCGTTGACGGATGAGATAGTAGAGAATGAGGGATTTTCCGCTGGCGGTGGGTGACAGCAGCACTCCGCGTTGATGATGCAGCGCCCACGTAATCGCCGCTTTCTGGTAGTCCCGAATGTCGTGGGCGACTGGATATTTGGCGAGGAGGGCGTCCGTATCAAACGATGACCAGTCGGTGCGGTAGTCGGCGAGCTTGTTATGGACGCTATAGCCCTGCTTCCCCGCAAAGCGGAGCAATCGCGGAATGAGGCCGGTGGGGAGGGTGGATGTGGGCTTATGAAATAACCGTACGCGACCATCCCAGTGCCGACGTTTGTACGCGATCATGAACTTGGCACTGGGCACTTCGAATGAGAAATGTTCGCCGATTTCCTTTGTGATACCTTCATCCGCAAAGACGTAGGTTCTCGAATGATTCAGCGGGGCGATAGTAATGTCAGCAGACATAGATGCTGGCCTCGGGGGCAACAATGCGTTTCATACGAGCACGGAGTTTGCGAGTGGCGGTGCGTTTGGCGATGGATTCGGGGGAGAGTTTCTTGCCATAGAACGGATTGTTCTCTCCCGACTTGGCCGCACGCAACTTCGCTCGGGTCTCGGCTGAGAAGGTCTTGCCAGTCTGGGCCGCACGCATCTTCGCTCGGGTTTCGGCTGAGTGGGTCTTGCCATAGTTCGGATGGTTCTCTCCCGACAGGGCCGCACGCAACTTCGCTCGGGTTTCGGCTGAGTGGGTCTTGCCATAGAACGGATTGTTCTCTCCCGACAGGGCCGCACGCATCTTCGCTCGGGTTTTGGCTGAGAGTTTCTTGCCAATATTCGCCGCGCTCAGTTTCGCTCGGGTTTCGGCTGAGTGGGTCTTGCCATAGTTCGGATTGTTCTCTCCCGACCGAGCCGCACTCATCTTCGCTCGTGTCTCTGCGGAGTGGGTCTTGCCAGTCAAGGCCGCACGCAACTTCGCTCGGGTCTCGGCCGAGAAGGTCTTGCCAGTCTTGGCCGCGCTCATCTTCGCGCGTGTATCTTCACTCGGCACCCATCCTCTCACGCCTCCCCCGCCCTCCGTCATATTGTAGCCGTGCTCCAATGTCTTCAGTTCCGATATCCAATAGGTTTCACGAGCATTCACATCCTCGATGGTCGTGTGCTCCAATATCTCGTAAGTAAACGCATCAGGGCCGTATTTACGGATGGCGTTATACAGGTATCGCGGGAACCCACGTCGAGCATCCTGGCAATGCTCGCGCCACCGCTTTTCCAGCCCATAACTGGTCTGTCCCACATATTGTTTTCCGTTGACGGTATTGGTGAGGAGATAAATAATAGCAGACATAACGGCCTCCACGAAGGTTGTTAGCGTTTAGGGCAAGTGTGAGTTTCAGCCTCATGCTTGCCCGCTCTACTATTATTTAGCATTTTCAGTCTACCCACTGATAGATGCTGTCTGCCCCCACCGTATCGAAAATATTCGGATGCTGCAACAAGGCACGCCGGTATGGCGTCCACGAAATGCCGCGACCCCATGACAACGTTTTCATTATCTCCGACTTGGTCATCGCACCGTTCGCACGAATGAGGTGCACCAACTGATGCACGGTCGCCGAATCCCGGCTCGGCAGTGTCGTGATCAGATTCGTAATATACGTACTCATTTCTGCGACGCGCTGCTCGGTCGAAAGATTTCTCGCCTGAGTAATCGCTTCTGTCGCCCGCGTGTTACGGTAGGTCTCATCATCCAAGTAGCGATGAAGCAGGACGTTTGCATCACTCCAGTGCGTGAATGTGTCCGCCGTCGGATGCAACTCCTTGTAGTAGTCGGCATCATAAAAAATCACCGGACACCCGTTCATCATGGCATCAGTAGCCGAGAGCGACCACCCCGCATAGGTTTGCTTGGGTGCGACGGCCACGCGACATTCTCGCAACCGTTGATAATACGTTGCTTTATCCGCCTTGTCCGTCACAATCCACGGCTCTGGTGCCGTATCGAGCAGCGGAATCCACACGGTAAAATCCTGACGCTGTGTGCGCAGGTCTCGCATCGCTTTGAGAAACGCGGGGAAGTCCTTGTAGGGGTCTGGACGGTGGTTATAGACGATGACCTTTGCGGTCTCGTGGATGGGGGCGTCCACAATCAACTCAGACGGTACACCGAGGGCTTGAGCGACGAGCGTCTGGTCGAGCCGCGCACACACCGCAGCACTGAAGGTGTTCGCAGCTTCGGCTATGACCAATCGTTTTTGTGCGTCGGTATTGAGATAACAGCGATCCATGTGGAGAATGCCGCTGATGTTCTCCCGAAAACTCGCACCATCCCATGTCGCGGTCTGCGCCACATCGAACCAATGCGCATACCCAAAGAACTTGGGGCGATGATGCGTAAGGTTCATCATGGTCGCATAGAGGGCGTGGGTGGCTTCGGGGAGATGCGACCAGACCAGATCGATATCTTCGTGATGTGAGAGCCGTTTCTTCGCCGCTTCGACATCAAAGTGAACGCGCATCGCGGGTGCGTGTGTAGGGAGCGGCCAGAGCACTTGTTTGGTATTTGGAAAATCCAGAGAGGCGACAGGTTCTGGCATCCAGATGGTGAAGAACAGGTCATCGCGTAAGGTATTGAGATGACGAATGACCGTATACAAATACTGCACGAACGAATCTTTGGTGATATCTTTCGCAAACGTAATATTTGGATAGACCAGAATTCTGGTCGTTTTACGCGGCATACCAAGCGGTTTCACATCGAGGCTCATGCTAGGCTCCCTGTGAGAATCGAAGGTATTCGATATAATTGCGAAGAATAAAATTTCTGTTATTGATTTGCTTGATAATGTCCTCGATCAAGTCAAGCTTCATTTTTTGCGTTTCGAGTTTTCCCGATAGGAGGGAGAGGTCGGGGTCGGCCGATAGATATGAATCCGCTTCTTGCCGCACGATCCGCAGCCCCTGCGGGGCCCAGCCCCGTTCCTTGAGTTCGTCATCGCTCATTCGACCCGTATACCAATCCGTTTTTGCGCGTTTCAAGGCGTCGTGCTCTTGTTTGACGACCACATAACGCTGCCGTTCCGTCGTATATATTTGCCAATACTTGGAATGGAGCAGTGGAATGTTGCGCAGTTCGGCATCAGGTCGCGAAAAGTCGAGTTGGGCATCCGCGGCCCATGTGGTATGCAGTGCATCCAGAGTCATAGCGCATTAGTATATCACAGTATGACCATTGGATAGCATGTTTACCGTGGTGTTCTCATATAGCATCGTGGGTCGGTGGGAGGCGTCATCCACAGTATTGTGCCATCGGGATAGTACACGGGTGTTGGGGGTATAAACCGGCATGACGGGTATCGTACGGCGTATCTGGAGTTCGCGTACTCCCCATAGTCAATGTAACTATACGGGAACATCACTGGGGCATATATTTCGGCATCGGTGGCAGTCACCGCTCCTACGGCCGCCCCAATAATGGCACCAGTGCCGGCCCCGTGGAGGGCGCCTCGCATGGTTGCACCCACAGACGCACACCCCGTGAGGGTTGCTGATACGACGAATAGGATGGCGACAATACACAACTTTTTCATATGTGCGAGTATATCCTATTACTTATGAATTGACAAGTATTGCCGCATACAAATGCCGGCATTGATCGTGTGTTACGCGCGCCGATATTCCACGACCGAATACCAATCATACTCAAACGTGGCGGTGCAACTCATCGTGCTCGAAATCGTATCGGTTTCTTTGGTCGAGAACGACAACGCACTCAGCCCTGTAATATAGAGATTGTTGAACACGACCCGCAACATCGGAATTTTGGCGGGGTTGATAATCGTGAGCGCGGCAGTCGTGCGAGCGGCCATATCCTGACGATATTGGGCTTTTTCTGGCCAGACATAATTGATCTGTTCGTCGATAAATTCGGCCACAATAACGCTGCGGTCATATCCACCCGTCGCTCCCAGTAACCACGCATAGAGTTCGCGCCAGGCGCGCAGTTCTTCGTCCATCATAAACGTGACCGTCAGCGGTTCATACACGAGTTTGTCTGCGAGGTGATGTATCATCATGCCGGGCCCATTGACGGTTGAGGGCCGTGCAGTCACACCGGGCAGACTTACTTCCTGCACCACAAATGTTGTCATGGGCAGTCGTGAAAACTGCATGACATGATTGGTCGGGTCAAGCGGAAAAATATTGAATGTGTCGGCGGGAAGTGAGAGATTGCTCATAGGTATATTTAGGTAGGGCGTTTGGTCGCACGATAGCCTTTGGTGTGGCCGTGGGTGACCAGATTTCCTTGGCTGAGATGGTGCTCTAAGCAGTATTGACGAAGGTTCGTGATGATGAGGGTTTCACCGGTCGGAGTGATAACCTCCCACTGCGCGGCGTTGGCCTCTCGTGCGCGTTGCTTCTGATGGTCGGTTTGAGGTTTGCCTCGACGCTTATCCGCAATTTGTTGTATTACTTCCGTGGAATGACGATACGGATTGTTTCGTTTGCTTTCACTGATCTTCCGTTTGGTTTCTTCGGTATGGGCGGCTCGAATACGCAGATGCGGATGTTGTTCGTACCGTTCCTTTTGTGCGACAGATATTCGTTGCTTGGTTTCTTCGGTGGGAGTCCATTCATGACCTACAGCAAACGCGTTTCCTTTCATACGCTCAGACTGTGCTTGTCGCGCACCCGGCTTTTTCCATCGCCGTTTCTGCACATGTCTCGCCAATTCTATCCGTGCGGACTCGGCTTCGTCAGTCTTTCCTGCGAGCAAGAGCCATGCGAGTTTATCCTCGGGTCTCCCGTGCTGCTCCCAGAGAAGACGATGTGCTTCGGCGTGCTCTGCGACAGTCAATCGAACCAAATTACTTGAGTCGTCTGTGCCGCCGGCGTGCTTCGGGATAATGTGGTGCCAATGATGAGTAGACATATGCGAAACCTCTTTTATATTTAGTAAAAAGAAAGGGGCAGGATTGCTCCTGCCCCTCTCCCATCCTTTACTCTAGCAGAACCTAATATCGCTATTAGGTCAAATGCTAAAATAAATTGTTTACCTTAACTTTCCGGTAGTATACGTTCGAGTCCGCCGTGATGGTACCATCCGACTGCGCCGCCCCACCCGAGAACGGGTTCGCAACCAGCGCGTAGCGGGTCTTAAATCCGATTTTCGGGACAAAACTATTGGGGTCAACCGCACGATACATCTGAAGCGGCACGTACGGGCAGTAGAACAGACCCGCATCGTAGGGCGAGGTGCCCTTGTAGCCGACCACGAAGTATTCGGACGTTGCACCAGTCGGAGCATACGGATCCACATACACCTTGTAGCGACCCATCAGGGTACCAGCGAACGTGTTGCTGGTGTCGTCCACCGCGAGGTCTGCCTGCATTGCCGGAGTGTAGTCCAGCACGCCCGCAGCCACGAGAGCCGACGCGACATCCGACGAGGTGATGATGATGTTACCACGGCCGCGACGGGTTGTCTTGGCAATGGCGTTCGCTTCACGCTCGATCTGGAAGAACAGACCCTTGAACTTCTCGACTGACCAGCGACCGTTGCTGTCCACGTCGAGGTCGAAGGTGCCCTGTGTCGCCGTCTGTGACGCACCGTTCGCCGCCGAGATGCCGATGCTACGAATCACTTCACGGTTGATTTCCGCGAGGATTTCAGCCGAGAGAATGTTCGCGAGTTCGGTCTCTGCGTCGAGGTTGTGGATCGCCTTCAGGTCTTGCGCGATTTCCACTGAGTACTCAGCCTTGAGGGCGCGTGTCACTGCGGTTGCGGTGACCTTCTCAATGCTGAATGCCATCTGCGGAATTGCGTTGGTTGCCTGGAGACCACCCGTGCTGTTCGCCACACCAAGCGACTCACCGAACGCGGTGTTCGCGCCCGTGGACGTGGTGAGTGAACCAAACGGGTTCGCGTTGGCACTGTGCGTACCACCCTGACCCGCTGCGGACCACGCGGTGTTCGATTCACCGTAGAACGCCTCGTCACCGGACTGTGTGCCGTAACGTGAACGCATTGCGAAGATGAGACCCGTGGGACCAGACATCGGCTGGACACCGCAGATATCATACGCAATCAGGTTCGGCATCGAACGACGCACGAGCGCGATGAGAATCGGATCGAAACCCGCCACCGGACCCGTTGCCGTTGCACCGGCGCCGAAACCGCCCGTGCCGGCGGACATCGTGGGAACCGACTCCGTGAGGAGGTCGCCCGTGATACCCGCGGCCTTGCGAGCTTCGCGCTCTTGGTTCTCAAGCACCACGGCCGTCACTGCACGACGGTACTGGTCCTTGATTGCGGGCATGCCCTGATGATCGAGCAGGGGTGCCCACTTCTTTTCGAGATTAGCCTTCAGAATTGACATTTCTATTTCTCCTAGTAAGTGTTTGGTTAATGGTTATGAGCGTTTATGACTGCCGTGTGAGTCGATCTGCAACCTTCATGTAGGTGTCTACACTCGTTTGCGCTTGCTTTGACTCAAAGATCGGGGCAGCAACGGGCTCGGTCGTCGATCGCTCAACCGACTTCTTGGCCCCAAAGTACTGCTCCCTCAAAGCAATCAAGTCCTTCTTGAATTCCTTCGTCGTCGCAAACTTGACGGTCTGCGCACGCTGAACGAATTCGCCACGATCTGATGCGGTCACCGCGGCTGCGGCTTCTGCAATCAATCGCGCCTTGTGTTCCTTCTTCAATGCGAGGCGCTCGCGCGTCACTGCATTCTTTGACTCTTCATGCAGCTTCACGTTTTGTGCTTCGGCATTCTTCAACTTCGTCTTCAAGGTCTTGACATTCTTCGCCAGTGCTTCCACCACGTTCACCTTTGACTCAGGCACTTCCACGTAGTGTTCCACACACAGCTTCTTGAAGCCCGCGAGGAAGCTCTCGGTGAGGCGATTACGTAACTGGTTCTGGAGGCCCACCTTGTTGTCCTTCGCCCACTGCTCGACCACATACGACAGATACGAATCAAGCTGTGCAGCGACCTTCTCTTCGTGCTGCTTCTTCGCGGCGTCAAACCGTGCTTGATACGCTTCTTGCAGTTGCTGACCGAGTTGCTTGGCGACCGACTTGATGGCACTCTCGAACAGCACACGCGACTGACGCTTGTCGTCTTCCGTCAACACGCTGTTGTTCTCAAAGAGCTTGGCGACTTCAGCCGTCTTGAATGAGAGACGGAGCTTGCCTTCGACCATGGGCTTCTCGTCCTTCTTCTCTTCTTCGCCGTCTTCGCCCTCTTCTTCGGCGAGTTCGTCCTTCTTCTCTTCTTCGCCGTCTTCTTCAGTGAGGTCGTCTTTCTTCTCTTCTTCGCCGTCTTCTTCGGCGAGTTCGTCCTTCTTCTCTTCCTCACCCTCTTCTTCGGCGAGTTCGTCCTTCTTCTCTTCTTCGCCTTCTTCTTCCATGTCTACCTTCACCGGCTCGACATCATCCTCTTCCCAAACTTTTCCTTCTTCAGCGGGAGTGAACATCTCTTCTTCTTCGTCGTCGTCACCCTCTTCAGACGGCACCATGTCCGTTTCGGACATTTCGGCATCATCCATCGAGGGGAGTTCCACGACATCCTGTTCGTCGTCAATCAGGTCGGCCAAATCGAGTTCCATCGTATCGTCCTCGGATTCGTCCGCAACCGCCGTGTCAGTGATTTCGACATCCGTCTCGGCCATCGGAGCAATAGGAGCCTCTTCGTCGTCGGTTTCGGTTACCGCCGGCAGTTCACCCGACTCGTCGGCTTTCTTCTCAGTGTCCTCGACTTCCTTGAGTGAGGCGCACTCGCAGGGTTCTTTTCCGCACGCGGGGCACATTTCGGCTTCTTCGAGCTTGTCTGCCTTTTCAGCATCCACTTCGGTCGGAATAGAAGAATCGGGAGACACGCCGACGGCCGCATCGAACTTGTAATTCGCATACTGTGCTGTGGACCATGTGGTTTCCGGACCACCGACTTCCTGCACAGAGCTATCTTCCTTGTTCGCTTCAATCTTGCTCGGCTTCTCGCCACCCGCTACCGATAACAGCTTTTCTGATGTTGCCATATAATCCTCGCTAAAAAGGTAAATAACGCTAATGGATATTTAGCTTTACCGTATGTTTGACTTGACCCCACGACGCATGGCCGTAAGGAACTGTTGGAACGACTCTTTCAACGCTGCCGACCGCTCCTCCGCAGAGACGGTCGGAATGTGAACCTGCTCAATCTTTTGAGCCATCTGTTCCAGTGCGCATTCCTTCAGCGCGCCACTTTCCCAGACCCAAGCTTTGCCTTCCATAATTCCGCGCACGAACGCGTCGGGCGCGGAGGGATCGGCCACAATATCCACCGTTGAAAAGTAGAAATCGTCTTGGACTTCCATGATACCATCGGCATCACGCAACGACCCCAATCCACGGGAAGATACGCCTAACTCGGCGCCCTCATCAATAAGGGCCTTCACGATATTGCCCATCGGCGTATGTACCATGACTTTCGCTTTGCCCACAAAGTCATCACCAGATTGCTGCAATTCCGTAATCATATGCGACACCCGATCGAGATTCACAGTCGGGCTATCGGGATGACCCAGCTCTCCAAATGCCCGCTTTCGATCGATATATTCTTTCTGATAGCGTTGCATCTCTCGCACCAACGTATCGGTGGGATAGACGCGACCGTTTTGATTCTTTTTGTTTCCCTGCATGAAGATGCCTTCGATGAAATAGGAAGGCTTCGTTGCACCCTCGGCCTCTTCAACCAAGGCACGAACGTTGTTTACTGTTTCGGTAATAAGTTTGAGGGCCATATTAGTACCGTCCTAACACGTTACGTTGCAGATACGGATGGGCATACCCACCCACCTTTGATACGTCAAGAATAATGGTATATGATGAGTTTGAGTCAACATCCAGCGTGGACAGGGTAATATTTCCCGTGGGCGTGTTGGCATTATTGAGGACGCGCGATCCGTGCGAATCCAGTTCCCATACACCCGTCCCCGCCAATACGGCAATGGTGCGGTTGTTGGCTCCGCCGCCAGTCCCTTCCCACATCAACTCAACTTTTTCTTTTCCGTTTTGACTGACATTGTAAATGATACGAGATACCTGCAACGAGTACGTCTCGGGTGCCACGGCCCCGTCCTGTGTGCGGGTGCGCAAGGTTTCCGTTCCGGTGATTGTATCGTCGTTCGCAAACGTTCCCGATACATTAATCAAATTGATTCTGGTCGGACTCAGCACATCCTGCACCGTGGCGGTGCCTCCGCTACTGGAGTTGACGGTTTCGCCGACTTTGAAGTTATTGGCCGACGCATCGGTCGTCACCGCAACCACCGCATAGGAAAGTGCAGCGGCGTTGACCACCAAGGCGTCCGTTTCGGTGTTCGCGAGGTTGACGCGCTTCACCACATGGCGACGATCGGTATCCGCAATAACTTGAACTTGTGTATACGCCATATATCCTACTTCTCGCTCTGTGCGATAGACTTCGCGGTTTCCTGATATTCACGCGCCAGCACCAGACGCATCTTATCTTGAATTAATGCCGAAAATTGTGCTTTCGCTTCGACGAAATCCTTTGCACGAACCGCTCGTAGTAAATTCAATGTTGATGCCATTTGTGTGCCTCTTTCTCTTATTTAGAAAACTTTATACTACGACTCTGCGTCCAGCGTGTCCCCAAAAAAGAACTCCTCCGCATCGGGCTCGGGTTCTTTTCCGAGGGGTTCAGATGCCGGTGTGGTCGAATCCGTGGTCGGTTCTTCCGGCCCCAGCTCTGCGCCTGGCGCGCCGAGCGCGCCTGGTGGTGGGGTAGGAGGATTCTGCTTGTTCTCTTCCTCGATGCGGTCTTGCTCTTCACCCGTCAGCCGCAACACATGGTCGCGGACATATTGTTCGGAGAAATACTTGCCGACATAGGGGTCGAGTTGCTGCACGACGTTCAGGCGTTCCTTGAGCACTTCCATTTTCTTGAGTTCGGTAAAATACGAGTCCGTATTGAACTCATAGCGCACATAATGCCGCAATTGACGCCATTGTTCTTGTGACCGAATAATGCCCTTGAGCGTGAGATGTCGTTCGAGAATGCGGTCAAACAGCCCCGCCAGACGATCCCGCTGACGCTGTAAAAATCGCGAGAAGCGAATTTCGTCACGGGTGATTTCGGTGGTGCGGCCCAACTGAAACTGTGATCCACTGGACTCCAACCGTGACGCGGGAATGCCCAGCGACTTGTAGAGCTTCTTGCGGAAGTAGTCTACGTCCGCCATCTCTCCGAGGTTCTGACCACCCTGTAGCTGCTGCACTTCGGTGCCGCGACCATTGCTGCGGCGCGGAAGGAAGAAGTCTTCCAGCATCGACTGAATCTTACGGTCGTCGCGGACTTCGCCGGTGTGACTATCATACACCACACGGTTACGATAGCGGGTCGCGACGGCATTCACATACTGCTCGGCGCGGGCTGTCGGAAGGTCGGCCACATCGATGTAGAAGACGCGGCGTTCGGGGGCCCGAGTGATGCGATAAATGACCGTCGCATCTTCGACCATGCGAAGTTGGTTATACGGCTTGATGGCTTTGTGCAGATAGGACAACACGACCACGTTGCCGGGGGTGTAGATGCCGGAGTTGATATAGGCGATGCGGTCTTTCGTCACACGCACGCCGGGGCCGGTGGCGACGTTGGCTAAACTGCGAAACCCCGAGGGATTATACATGAAGTATTCGTCCACGACTTCTTGCAATCGGGCGCCGGTTTCCAGATGCATCATATCGCGCATCTCACGCACCGCTCGAATGGTGCGAGGGTCGATGTTGCGAACTTCAATGATGCCGTTCTCGGGTTTCTTTTCGTCGATCACGAGGTCATAGTAGAGACGACCATCGACGTAGAACTGACGCGCAATATTATGGCAGCGTTCCTTGAAATGCAGCATGTCCAGCACAAAGTTGAACTCTTGCTGAAGCTGCTGACGGAATGCGTCATCATACACAGTGGGCAGTTCATCCACATTCATCGAGACGGGGCTGTCGCCGTCATCGCGAATAATCATCTCATTGACAATATCGCTAATCGCTTCATCCACTTCGGGCTGAAGCGACAAATCGCGGTATTGGTTGATGAGGTCGATTTCGTTGGTGTAGGCGGAATAGGTATCGAAGTCAACGGCATAGCCACCGAAGACACCCAGACCGCTCTCGTGCACCGTGGCGGCCCCATCTTCGTTCTTGGGTGGGACCAATGACGGCGCCGACGCGCGATTCAGGATTTCATTCTGTGAGAGAATCGTGTAACCAAAGAGTTTAATCGCCATACTATTATTTAGGATGCAAATTTGGGGAAAAACGTAGCGTGTAAATATTGAAATTCAACGTCATACGTTTGCATCTGTCCGTCATTTTCATAGGAGTATTGCAACCCACTTACAGACGAGGGAAACGCATAAAAAAATTGGTACTCACCAAGTTCTTTGTGTGTTTCATCCCGAGGATATAACGTGATTGTTGCATAATTATCAGTGTTTCCAAATGCTTGAACGTCCTGTCCGTTCTTGTCGTTTTCAATGGCATTGCGTACATTAGTTACGGGAGTATTAAACACCGACAACCACGTCAAAAAAATATTTCGAACGGAATATGACTGTGTGTTATAAAAGGTCAATGTGACTGGTGCAAATTGACGCGACCCTGGCACTTTCACTGAACGCGTGAAGTACTTCAGTTCGATGGGGTCGAGGGTCGCACTCGGAAGATTCGCCGCTTTACACAATAACGAATGCGTATCGTCGGTAAATGAAAAATTGGGATTGGGGTGAGTTATTTGGCAATTAAACCAGACACCACGAGACAAACCACCTTCACTGGCGATTCGGTCTTTGAAGCTGTTGATGCTGAATCGTGTTGACTCTGCCATAGGTTCCTCAAATTATGTGGCGCACACGGAGTCATAACTCCCATACTATATTGGCAAAATAGGAAGGAAGACGTTTGTCCTCCTTCCTATAAAATACAACACTACACGGTCACAGCATTTACTACTGCGCGGGCAATGGCACCCGCTTGACTAACGGGTGCGGCTTCCCAGTACTGATACGCAAACTCGCAGGTATAGTCTTCGATCGCACCATCGTTTGACCAATCCAACGCGATGGGTGCCAGCGTCACGGGGAACAAATCAACGAACATATAAGCGCGAATCGGTGCTCCTTGCTTATTGTACTGTGTTACCGTGCCCTGACCCGCATACGTGCCGACCACACCTTCTTGGTTTGCGCCTGAAAGAAGGCTAACGTTGCTTTCGCTGGTATTCATTGCCTCAAACCATCGCTCTAACGCTCGACGAACGGTAAAGCCTTCGTCGTTGAGAATGGTCAGTGTGAGGTTATTGAATACGCGCTGTCCTGCGTACTTGATTTCACGACCCGCAAACTTGATCGTGATCGGGTTGTGCTGTGTGCCAGGAATTTCTGAAATGCGGCAGTGAAATCGCATTTTATCGCGTGCCTCATTACTACCCCCCAGTCCCACAGGAAAAGTTAACGCCATCTCAAACAGTGATGGGCGCGCCCCACCATCGAGCAATTGAGCTTTAAAATCTGTAATACTTGGAAATGCCATATCGTGTCTCCTGCTCCTTATTTAGATGACGTTAGCCAAGATTCGTAATAACTTCATTGAACGCCACATCCGACCGCACCGCGACAAAGTTCAACTGAATGAAGTTGATGCTCCGTACCGGCTTGACGTAGATGTCCGCACGGAACTCGTTACGATCTATCGCGTCTTGTGGGTTGTTCGTTTCGTCACAGACAATGTAGAAGTCGGTGATGCCTCGGCGACCCTTCACCGACCGCAGGAACGGCTCGACAATGTTCACAAACTGGTTGCGGGTGAACGCGTCGTTCTGTTCAAACAGTTGATACTTGGCCGAACGGTCGATGGTCTTCTCTAAAGCAATAAACAACCGACGGACGTTGATGCGGTCAAACGCACTCGGCTTCGCTTGTAACGTCTTGTCACCATAGAGCACGGTCCCTTCGCCGGGGAATGCCACGACGGGGTTGATGCCTTTGAGATACAGCGTATCGCGATCCGCTTGACTCGGGTTGTACGCGAGCTTCACCGTGTTTCCGATCTTCAACTGACCACGGTTGAACCCTGCGGGGGAGAACCACGACTCCGCCACCTGATCGGTGCGCGCGGCGAGACCCGCAATATCACCGTTCAGCGGCACATAGCGGTAGACTTGGTTATACTTGTCGTACATGTACTTCCAGCCGCTATCCAACACCGCGTAACTGCTTGACGGCAGCGACTCACGGAACGTCACGATATCCTCGGCTTCCGACCCGACGTTATCGACCACGCTCGCGCGTGACGGCGACAAGAACGCCATCGCATACTTACGCGGTTCCACAATCTCATTGATGATGTAGGACGCGACCGCCGCACTGGCGTCCGCACCAAGCACGAATGAGAGTTCCACGCTTTCGGACTTGAAGATATCCAACCCAGTCTGGAGTTGGGCGTCCGTCACGGTCTCGCCGGCGGCACCCCCCGAGAGTGAGGTGGCCAACGGTGCGACCAACGTATCAAACGTTGTGCCAGTCGCCGTGGTGCCCCAATCGGCGCCCTCCGTTGGATGATCTAAGAACCACACCCACGCCGAGCGGGCGTTCATAACTGCTGAGTAGTAATTCAACGCACCGCTCTCGTCACGACCATCCGATGCCTTGCTCAGTCCTTCGTGCTTCTCCAGTAACGCTCCTGGCGTACCAGTAATGGCCCCATCCTCGTCCACCACCACAACGTGGAGTTCGTCCAATGAACCGCCGCGCGTAGACACATAGGTTGAGGTGCCGGGGGCTGCGGTGAAGAACTTCGCATACTTCCACTCACGAGTAAAGGCCGCACCACTAACGGTGCCGCTGAATGCCACGTTGATGGTGACCGAGGTGTTGCTGGTCTTGGCCGTCACTGTGCGCTTCTGGGAACCGACGATAATCGTGTCGCCCACGCTGACGCTGTTCACGCCCGCGCTGAACGTCACGGCGGTGCCGGTCGCACTGACGTTGATTGTCCCCACGGCTGGCGCCACGCGGAAGGCTTCGGCACTCGCACACACTTCGACGCGAAGTGAGTTACCTAACACACCCGCATACTTGGCGGCCCATGTCCGGCTGTCCGACACCCCTTCGATGGTGCTAACATAGTGCGACTCGCTCTTGACGAGCAATCCCGTGCCATTGTCCGTGGCGTTCAGCGCCGACGTATTCGCGACACGCACCACGCGCAGGGTATTGCTATAGGACAGGAAGTTTGCGCCCGTGAAAAAAGTAGAGGCGGTATCGTTGTTGGGCTTACCAAACTGAGATACCAACGCGGCTTCAGACGAAACCGTCGCGACATCTTCAATTGGCCCCCACACGAACGGACCCGCAATCGCACCCTGTGTCAGTGCCACTTGAGCAAGGGAATCTGACCGGTCGATCTCGTTAATTACTACGCCTGGACTGACTTGCGTTGCCATAGGTTACTCCTCGTTAGTCGTAAATAGGTTGCACATGGGTGTGCCCAATAATCTCAGGAGATATTTAGTAAACCCTCTGTGTTCACCGTAATATCCAATAGGGGTCGTCGTCGTCGTTCATATTTCCCAATATCCCTATAGGACTGGGCACCTCATCGTCCACCACCACCGGAATCGGATTATCGCGGCTGTTGGTCATCACTTGCGTATACGTGTCTAATGCCCGTGTGCTGGTAATTTCGGCAAAGTTGGGTTGGAGCGACGCCCATCCGAGCATGACCAACGGCATCACCAAGTCGTCGTGGTGACCGACTTCGGCCATATACACCGCCCCCTTCTGGACAAACACCGACAGTTGCTGAATAATGCGATAATCATTCAACAGCACATGTTGGTTCTCCACCAATGTCTTGAGCACCGCACATCCCGACCGCTTGACGCCAGCGGTCATACGCAGCCCCAGATGTCGATTCATCTTCGCATTGAACGTGAGCCGCTGTCCCAATCGCTTTTCGGTGACGGCGGTCATAAGTCGGTCATACTCATGGTCCCGCGAGAGAATAAAGGCCACGTCGCGCCCGATGTCCATGACTTCCACCATCAACCACGGCTTATGATAGCGTTTCGCATATTCCATAATGACCTGCGGAAACTCCATCGTGGTGATGCGGTTGTTCGCATAGGTCGCGGCGATGCGATACGGCATCTCGCTCACATCGGTAATGACAAAGGTCGAATAGTCCAACCCCTGCCCCGACGCGGTATCCACCGTCATCACATACGCCCGTTCGGGGTCGGGGGGCAAAAACTCACAATAGCCCGTGTCAGTGGTCGCGATAGGTTGCGTGTGGGTGAGGGTCTGAAGCACCTGTGAACGAATGAGGGTATAGGAAGTCGAGAGGAATGAACATTCATACTCTTGCGCAAACTTTTCGGGGCCGCCGATGTTTCGAGCGGTTTCTTCTTTCCATGCCTCGTCGCGACCCGGCACTTCGCTCCAGTGGACAAAGAGCGGCTTGAAGTCATTATCCCCCGACTGCGCTTCGGCCCAAAACTTATGAAACAAGTTCATGCCGTTGGGGGTGGAGACAATAATCAACTTGGTGGTTTTACCCGAGGTAATGGTCGGAAAGGTTGACGCATAAAACTCGTTCGCAATGTTTTCGGGCACGAACGCAAACTCGTCGAGCAGCAACACGTTATACGAACCACCACGCACGGCGCTGGAAGAGGTGGCTGCGGCAAACGCGGTCGAGCCGTTCGCTAACGCAATTTCCATCTTCGCCCACCCGACGACACCCTGCTGAAGAAAGCGCGGAAGATTTTCATAGGCGAGTTTGAATCGCCCCAACAAGTCGGTTGCCGTCTTTTGTTTGTTGGCCGAGATACACACACGGACGTTCGTGTTGAACAACACATACCACAGAAAATACCCAATGACTGTGGTGGACTTACCGACCTGTCGCGAACACATCGTAATGGAAAAGCGGTTCTCGTTGTAGCATTCGATCATGCGTTCCTGAAACGGCCACAGTTCGAACGGCACCAAGCCTTTATCGACTTGAATAATCTTCATGTAGTTCTTGATAAAATACACAGGGTCTTTGCTACACTTGACGAACTCACGGAGTTCTTCAACGGTATAAGAATAGGTGGCATCCGCCGGCGGCAGGCGATCATTACCCTTGAAGGGAATCAACTCATTGTCTTTGACCATACTCTACTCAATATTTATTTTCGGCTCGGATCGATGAGTTTGAGCAGTTCGTCGGGTCCACCGCTAAACACAATCGCTTTATCGGCATTGACGGTGGTTGATGTGGTGGTGGTCGTTTTCATCGCCCGCACTTTCGCCGCTTTTTCGTGGAGGTCGTGTAACTCTTTGTGGGAATCCAGCGTGGCCCTGATCATCACGGCGACGGCTTCAAACGAGCGAGGGGTGTCTGTCTGATTCGCCACATCCACGGATCGATGGAGGGTATTTTGCGCTTCGACAGCGACCGCTTTCAACGCACCCCGACTGAATTGAAAATCTTCGCGCGCTTGCCGTTCATCCTCGGTTTCATCGGGGGGAGCCGCGACCGCCGCAGGCAACATTTCAACCGCAGATACCATGGCGGTGGTGGGTTCGTCGCTCACTTCTGACGACGCAATCTCAAACACATTATCTAATGTGCGTTCGGTGTCTTTGTTCATCACAGCCTCACATTATCGAATCGGGGGATCAACGTCCGTCAGCCCATCAATACCCAATGACGAATAGAATTGTTTG